AAAAACACATTTGGATGGTGGGAAAAGTTTATTTTGAAAGCAGAAGTGGAAAAAGAAACACCAATTGGTGCATATAATTCCCGTGAGTAACGAAACAGGCATATAGTTATGAAAGAATTCCGTTGTTTAGAGTGTTTATCGACATTTATGGATGCAGAACTACCACGTCGTGGTTCAATTTGCTTTAAATGCCATATTAAATCAGTCCGTCTTGGATTCACTTATGGCCAGGAAGACTTCCATGGTCCAACCGTTAAAGAACGGGCTGATGAACAAGTTCGTGTAGCCAAAGAGGCTGGCATCAATGCCGAGCCTGTTGGAAGCCGTTGGATTTGAGATGGAGGTGGTATGGGTACCGATTGTTGTCGCAATCATATCCGGTCCCCTCGTTGTCGTTCTGCAGAAGTTGCGTAAAGAAAATACGGAGCAACATGCTGAGGGGCGAATCCTCCTCAAAATGATTGGCACTAAAGTTGACAAAATTGGTAGCAGGCTTGACAACCATATTGGTTGGCATGAAGGACAAGAGGACAAATAATGGCACGAATTTCTAATCAAGAACTTATTACTAAATATCGTGGCAAGATAGAGCAATCACGACGTTGGCGTCGTGAGGAACGATACGACGACCTTTGGGGTCGCATGGTTGATATGTATCGTGGTAAGCATTACAAAACTCAAATGCCAGAAGATCGTTTGCTTGTCAACATGGCATTTGCAACAATCAACGTAATTGCGCCAAGTGTTTCTGTTAACTATCCAAAAATTGTTGTTAATGCAAAAAATGTGGAAGATGCACCAAAAGCAATTATTACAGAAGAAATTGTTAACTATTGGTGGAGGCATTTTGAATGCCAACGTGAGTTTCGCCGTTCAGTAAAAGACATGCTCATTTGTGGGCATGGATGGTTGAAGACTGGTTATCGTTTTGTAGAAAAAGGCGTAGATGAATATGACACAGCAGATGATCTTGCTACTGCTGAATCAATAACTGAATCAGAATTGATCATTACTGAAGACCGACCATTTGTTGAACGCATTTCACCATTTGATGTTTTTGTAGATGCAGATGCTACATCAATGTCTGATGTTCGTTGGATTGCACAACGCATTCGTCGTCCATTGAAAGATGTTAAAAAAGATAAGCGTTACAATGCAACTGCTCGAAATGAAGCAGCACCATCTCATTACTCAAAGTGGAGTGTAGATGAATGGCGTGGAAGTCTACGACCACGACGAGGGGATAACCCAGACGATTCATACGTTGAAATCTGGGAATATTACGACATTGATCGTGACACGATTTCTGTGTTTTGTGATGGTGGCGACAAGTTTTTGATTCCACCAACAAAGATCCCATTTGCATTTGGTCATCCATTTGTAATGCTACGCAACTATGACATTCCAGACCATTTCTACCCAATGGGTGAATTGGAAGCAATTGAACCGTTGCAAATGGAACTCAACCAAACACGTACACAAATGATGAATCACCGAAAGCGATTCTCACGCAAATGGTTGTACCGTGAAGCAGCCTTTGATGCTGATGGTCGTGCAGCACTCGAATCAGATGAAGACAACGTACTCGTACCGGTAATTTCAGAAGATGGACTAAACAATGCTGTCATCCCAATGCCAGCAGTTGTCAGTCCTCCAGAGTTTTACAACCAATCCGAACTCATCTCGAATGATATCAACCAGATATCTGGTGTATCTGAATACATGCGTGGAGCATTGCCAGAGATTCGTCGTACAGCCACAGAAGCGGGCATCGTGCAAGATGCCGCAAACGCTAGAGCATCAGACAAACTTGCCGCAATTGAACGCACCATTGCTGACTGTGGTCGTAGGTTGGTAATGCTGGCTCAACAGTACTTGACTGGTGAGCAAGCCATTCGTGTGGTTGCATCAGGTGAAAAGAAAGCATGGGTTAAGTTTGACCGTGACTACATTTCAGGTGAGTTTGACTTTGAAGTTGAAGGTGGCTCAACACAGCCAACCAACGAATCATTCCGTCGACAGTCTGCAATGCAGATCATGGATGCCATGGCACCATTTATTCAAAGTGGAATTATTGATCTACAGAAACTTGCTCAATACGTTCTTCAATATGGTTTTGGTGTAAAACAACCTTCAGCGTTTATGTCATCAGCACCTCCTCCTCAATCTGAACCTGCTGGGCCACCAGAACAGATGGAACAGATGCCACAAGGTATGCCACCAATGCCACCAATGCCACCACAGGGTATGGCACCACAAGGTCTTCCACCGGAAGCAATGATGCAAGGAGGGCCACCAATAGGTGGACCACCACCAGGATTACCTCCTGAACTTGCACAACTTCCACCTGAGTTGTTAATGCAACTCTTGCAAGGTGGAGGAATCCCAGAAGGTATGCCTCCTGGTATGCCTCCTGGTATGTAACGATAAATCACTACATATAGAGCAACCCTTGGAGGACTCAAAATAATGAGCGACATAAATAGCAATGAAATCGAGACAGACTCGGCCCCTACAGAGGGACAACCGCAGGAAGTTGTAGATGTAGTTGAAAGTCTCAGCGAAGCAGAAATTGAACTACTTCCTGTTGATGAGTATGGAGACAAATATGTTTCTGTACAAGTTGATGGAGAAGAAGTAAAAGTTCCGCTCAAAGAGGCGCTTTCTGGATACCAGCGTCAAGCGGACTATACCCGTAAGACACAGGAACTCAGCGAGCAACGACGTCAAGTTCAATTTGGTGCTGCTTTGCAAGAAGCCTTGCAGAGTAACCCAAAGGAGACTTTGGAACTACTTGGTAGACATTACGGATTAGATCAGACAACTTCTTCACCTGAAGAAGATCTGCTACTTGATCCTGTTGAAAAGCAGTACAAGCAGTTGGAACAACGAGTCCAAGCCTTTGAACAACAAAAGGCGATGGAAGAGTTGGATCGAACTGTTCAGACGTTGCAAAATCGGTACGGTGCTGATTTTGATGCAAATGAAGTTGTAGCAAAGGCTTTGGCCGTTGGTTCAACTGATTTGGAATCAGTTTACAAACAGATCAAATTTGACAGTGTTTATGAGGATGCCCAGGTGATTCGACAACTTCGAGAGAAGAAAGCAAAAGAAACTGAGCAGATCACAACCGCTAAACGAGGAGTATCTGTTGTGGGCGGTTCAGCATCACCTGTTAGTGCCGACGTATCAGCAAAACCTATAACATCACTGCGAGATGCTTATGAAGCCGCAAAACGGCAACATAACGTTTAGCGCTTAAACCCAAGGAGAAACTATCATGGCTAACGCCAACTTTGATGCGCTTCTGTCTACAACACTTGCTAACTACCGTTCGCAATTGACAGATAACGTATTTACTGCACGCCCACTCACCTACACCCTCATGGACAAGGGTCGTATCCGCATGATTAATGGCGGTACGAAGATTGTTGAACCACTTATCTACGGAAGCAACTCAACGGTTTCTTCGTACAGTGGTTACGATTCACTTGCCTTGACCCCACAAGAAGGCATCTCGGCTGCTGAATACGATTGGAAGCAGTACGCTGCATCAATCGCAATTAGCGGTATTGAAGAAGCCAAGAACAACGGTGAACAAGAAATCATCAACTTGCTCGAAGCCAAGATTATGCAGGCTGAAGAGTCAATGCGTGAATCGTTCAACCAGATGTTCTTCTCTGATGGAACTGGCAACGGTGGAAAAGACTGGAACGGCCTTGGAAACTTGGTTGAGTCCGGCAACACGGTTGGTGGAATCAACTCCAGCACCTACTCATACTGGCAGTCGAAGGAAGAGAACACAGCAACTGCTTTGACTCTTGCTCAGATGTCCTCGATGTACAACACCGTTTCGGTTGGTAATGACCACCCAGACACTTTGTTGACAACCCAGACTTTGTTTGAGAAGTACGAAGCACTTCTTCAGCCAAACCTACGTTACACCGACACCAAGACCGCAGATGCTGGATTCCAGAACCTGTTGTTTAAGGCTGCTCCTGTAATGTACGACGTGCATTGCACCGCTGGAGTGTTCTACTTCCTTAACACGAAGTACATCACCTTGGTCGGCCACAGCGATAAGTGGTTTGCTCAGACAGAATTCATCAAGCCAGAAGACACCGATGCTCGCTATGCGCTTATCATGTGCTACGGCAACTTGACCGTTCGCAACCGTGCGAAGCAGGGCAAACTCACGGCGAAGACTGCCTAAGTTAACTACTAGAAACAAGGAGAAATATTATGCCACTATTAGCAAACAGTACAGACGGTGCGGTAACCCGCAAGCGTCTTGAAACATGGGCAGCAAAAGAGGAAAAGGTAACTGTTGTTGCCGCCACTGATGCAGCAACCGTGCAGGTAGCAGCAACTCTTGCTGGTGCAGCACAAACTGTGTACACCATGACACCAACAGCAAGCCGTACCTTGACCACACCAACTGGTGCGGAACTTGGTGCAGCGTTCACAGACGAGGGTGTCGGTTCAAGTTTCCGATTCACCGTCGTTAACGTGGCAGCAGCAACCCACCCAATCGTGGTAACTGCTGGTGCTTCTGGTGTAACACTTGTTGGTGTTGCAGCAACCTTTTCGGTTGCAGCAGCATCATCAGCAACGTATGTTGCGGTTTTCACTGCAGCAAACACGGTATCAATTTACCGAGCATAAGTAATTGAATCTGGGGGGTGGGCAGAAACCCACTCCCCTATTTCAAAAGGAGCAATAATGCCAGTTAAATACTCAATTCTTTCTAGCCATGCGGATGCAACTCCTAAGGCTGGCACAAAGACTTCTTCTTACCCAAAGGTAAAAGGAAGCAAGCAAGTTAAACCAAAAGCAAAAAAGAAGTACTAGGAGAAAATCATGGCAATGAAGAAACAGAATCCTGCTGTAGCAAAACGTATTGCTGATCGCAAAGCGTTTGTTAAGGATAAGGTTGCATCAAAAGGTATTACTGCTAAACAGGCTCGTCAACGTTATTTTGTTCAGACTCGTATGGCTGAAATGAAGGCTGCTGGCAAGACTGTTACTCCTGAAATGCGTAAGCAACTTCAACAGAAGTTTCAGTCAGGTGATGTAAGCCGTAAGGGTTTTGCTGCACCTAAGAAGAAGGGTTCAGGTTCATCTTCGGTTACTCCAATGACTCCTTCACCTTCTAAGCCAAAGTCTGGTGGAGATCAACCAGTGCGTATGGGTCGTGCAGGTAAGCAGACTTCTTATGCAAATACTTCAAGCAAGGAACCACGTATGAGTGGAACCAGTAAGTATGGTCCTTTTAATCCTAAGCCATCTGTTTCTGGATTTCCTAAGGGAAGTTCAAAGTCGAAGCCAAAGGATACTCGTAGTGCTGGTCAGCGAATTGGTGAAGCAGCAAAGAAGAATAAGGTTGTTAGTCCTAATACAAGGAAGCCAGCAAAACCATCTTCATCACCGAAAATGCGTCTTTATTAAAAATAGTTAATCTACATTCCTCCACCATAGACCTCCCCTGTGGTGGGGGATATGTAACAAAACGGGCTAGTTGTATATGAAAAACGCTACATCAGCCCATTCCTATTACGGAACACCAGTATCCGGTATGCGACTAGCCGGAGTTGCAGGAGCAAAACTCGCTGCACCGTCCGCTCCCTACATTGGTCGCAACCGTTGCATAGCCAACGAAGACACCTGTGAGGGTCCAAAGGCTAAAGGTACAGATTTCTGTGTTGGGCATTTACGGTCGAAAGGTCAGGCTAAATGAGCATCACTTTAACTACCCTGCGTACACAGGTTAGGGCAATGGCCGATCTTGACGAAGAGGATTTGCCGGACACGATTATAGATCAGTTTGCCCGTGAAGGCTTTCAACGCATTTATGCGTTAGAACGTCGTTGGCCATATTTGCAAGAAAGTTACACCTTCAATACTGTTGCTAGTCAACGTGAATACACAATA